GAGGAGTGGTATCCAACGGGGCAGGTTAATTTCAGTTTAATAAAAGAACAAATTTTAAACCTAAGTATGACATCGTGCCCCGATTTTGCAAGACAGCTTCGTGTCTACGCCCTAAGCTACAACATTTTACGTGTTGCCGAGGGATTTTCTAAAACTCTTTTTACCGTTAAATATTAACATGAACATGCAAACTGGGTTCGGTGATGCGGGGGACACCCAAGCCACCAACTACATGAACACTATGATTGACATCATGATGCCTGTTATGGAGAACAGTATGGTTTTGGCTGCTGAATATTGTAAGGCTTGTGGAAGAGATGTGATTCTTCCAGAAGACATGGAATATGCATCCAAATACTGTGCGATGTACACAGTTGGTCAGAACATTGGCTCCATATTCCCAGAAGTGTACGACGATGAGGAATCGGGGGAGGATGAGATTGATATTGAAGAAGTTGCAGAGGATGAATGTCCCAGCTTTGTGAGATATTCAGGAGACGATCCCAAGTTTATTCAAATGAATGAAGCCTATGACCGTTGGCACAGCTGGGAACCCCAGAGTCCGGCAGAACAGATGTTAAAAAATGCTCTTAATAGTAATGAGCACATGGGAGCCTGATTCATGGACATTTTTCGATGATAAACTGAAATCGTGTGACATAGAGACCAGCTCTAGTGAATCATCAGATGATGAACCGATATTCACGAAAACCAAAACACTCAGGAAAACAAAATATAAAAAAATTGAAAAGGAAGATTTGTTACCAGAATAATTTTCCTCAACTATAGTATAAAACTTACACAATGGCCGGCGTTATGGATACCGCTATAGACACTGTCACCCTCGTCGCGGCTGAGCTTGAGACTCAGTCCCTCAACTCCGTGGTCGCGGGCTTCTCGTTTGCTGCCGCGATGTCTTGGATGGACCTTGTTCGCTGGGTCATTACCCAGGTGATTAAGACTCCCAAGAACGGTGGTTCCCAGTACGCGCTCACTGCGCTCTTCACCACCCTCCTCTCGGTTGTGGTCTACCAGATTGTGTCTCGCATCTCCACCCGTGTCTCGAAGCCTGCCCAGCCAGTCTTCGCCGTCACCCGCGTTTAAAAAATCAACGCTTCATGGAGGTGAGTATCAGGACACCTACAAATACAATAACAATGATATATATGTATTGTTTCCATTCATAGAGATTCTTAAATACAGGAATCCCTATGTTTGTCTTCTCAGGGGGTTCTACATTGATTTTTTCGGGTACATCGTTTTCAATTTTAGTCAGGTTTTCTAATTTATCCGTAGAACATTTAATATTTAATTTAATGACGTGATCTTGATTCATAAAATCGTAGGGAATTAAGCGTCCGTGACTCATGTAGAAAAACTCGAGTTTGATATCTTGTATATGTTTTTGAGAACCTTTGTAAAAATTGTGTACGATGGGGTCATCACTACCGTGTACATTGACAAAATCTGTACCGTTTAGAAGAATATGCCCAGTATAGAACGGGGATGAAGAATATACAGTCTTTGTGAATTCATCGGATCCCGTAGAAAGTTTTAGTACAAGTGAGTTTGGTCCAGATAAATTGACTGAACCCGATGTGAGAGTGTGTGCAGAGGAGGTGTAATCATTCGAACCAAATCCCAACACCTGGTGGGGCGTCGTCAATGGTGTATTATTACTCATGAAACCGTTCACACCGGTTCTAAAACCCAGAGTAAATTCGTGCGTAGCGGCTGAATTTGATAGAGTCAGTTGATTTGTATCTGCATCGAATACAACTGTATCTACACTAGAACCCTGTAGTTTCGTGTCTATGTCTGTAGCTAACAGTGACCCATTCGTATAGTTTGTTTCATCTAGTGTATACACATTCCCGTCTACTGTGAAGGATTTATTGGTTACACACGTGGTGAGCTGGGGTGTTGGAATTCGGGCAGAAACGAGAGAAATTTCTGAAATATCATAAATCGGGTTTTCCAACCTGATTACATAATTATTTGCGTACGGGTACACGGTGACGTCTCTTTCGCTACTATCTATATCCAGTGTATGAACCTTCATTAAAATTACGGTATATAATTTTAATGACTGTTTTTGTCTAAGGAGGTGAGTAATTTATTGGGAAATGCTATGTGCGAGGGGGTTCTTCTGGAGTTGTACCTTTGCGATATCCAAAGAATTCGCATTTGGATTCGCGTTGCCCTTGTAAGCGTTAAACTGGTGGAATGGTTTTTGTTGGTAGTTTTGGGTCCAGCCACCGTTCGCTGCGTTCATGCGCCCATCCACACGGCTGGTGTCACTCCGAACCGCCGTGAGACGACCACCCTGCTTCAAAGCACTTTCACGGACATTCATTCTACCCGCGTTACCCATACGATTCGCCTTCCCACGCCGATCTTCTGGTCGGAAACCGTACTTCATGAGTTCATCGTTGGTGCGCGCAGTCACCTTGGAGGCTGCACCGTTTGTATACGCCCCGTAGAAGCTGCTTATACCTGGTGCGGGTTGGTTGTTGAAACCGTACTGCTCATCGTTGCGATCAGTCTTAAATCGAGTTGGATCTTGGGGCACCGTCTGGGCTGGAACAAATCGCTTCGCGCCATTGAAGCCAAGTCCATCATTGCGCAAACCAGTTTCTGAACGGTTGGTTGTTCTCTTGGTCTTCTCGTGTTCATTGCGGGGAACAACACCTGACATACCCTGAGCGCGCCCGGGCATGGCGGGTAATCGAGATGGTAAATGTGCGGTTGTTTCCGGTTTGTTGTGGGTGAGTTGTCCAACGACCGCAGAGCGACCACCGGTGATGTCCTTCGCTGGACCTGCCCGTCCTGGAAGAGTTGTCAAACGGTACTCACCAACATTGATGGGGTTCACCCTAAATGATTGCTGGTATCCACCTGTTGCTGGAACATCCGCACTAACCCCCAAACCTGGACCAACTAGCTGCTTCTCGATGGGTGAGAGGTTGTTCATTCGTCCTTGGTCATACATACGGTTCCTCATGTTTAGGATTTCCTGCCCCCCACTTCTCTGTTGAATGGAGACGTCCCCAAAAGCTTCCATCTCCTTTTTGTGTGGAATACCTGTCCGTGTTAAAAAGTCTTCTTTAATGTAGCGAGATTGTGTCTGGGCCATGGGTGAAAAATCATCGTTCTCAACGACTGGGGCTTCGTCGACTTCTGGGGAAGGACCAACTACAGCCTTGTGGGGTTTACTCAAAGTTCGCCCAGCAAATATGAGACTGGCTACAGCCATGAGGGATATAGGGTCAGCCATTCTTATTTGTTATTAATATTTTTATTGGGGTAATACCTTTGCTGGAAAAGACCATTCTGAACTTCTGCGCGTGTGCTCGAAGGTTCATAATTCATGGTTCGGAGAGGGACCTTGCACTCCATGTTCGTGAGGGGGAAGAGTTTACGTTCATATGTTTGGACAATGGTTTTGTTAAAACGGGAGGTGCTTTGGGGTCTAAGTTGATCACTTGTATCTATGTGCTGCGCTGGTGATCCCTTACCCGCCATGTATGGGGCGGTTCCGTACAACATGGTGTTGGGGCGGCACCCTCCACCAGAGCAATTGAGAGTACTGGGCTGGGGGTATACAAAAACTTCGTCGGTCGCCTTGACTGGAGCAATGGCCCCCGCATTTTGAACTATGGAAAGACCAGGTTGGAGCTGATATGCCATTTATTATTACATGAGAATATTAATCTAACTATGCGCTACCACCTCTGGGACCCCGGATGTCCCCATCCCTACCTAAACCAGCGAAAGCCTCCAACTGGACCCCCCTCGCATTTGGGTCACACAATCTAGTATCAGACCTACAGGTGGGACCATTTTTTGGTCCATACAACCATTCAGCAAACGCGGTTTGGTCACCTGGTATTTTTGTAACCGGGTTCGAAATAAATTGACGATCGAGACCGTTACGTTGATATTTGGGCATGGGGGTGCGGGATCTCCCCCCATCGTATGGGATGCGATCCCCTGTCGCAGGTTTCACATTAGCATAATAACAAGCTTCTAATCGATTTGGTGCGTCCGTATAATCAGTAATTAGGACATTTGCCATAGGGTTGTCTTGGGTTGGTTTTTGGCACTTGGAGGGTTTGACGTCACCCCCATATTTCTCTTTGACCATCTTGGATGTGTATAAAACATAAATCACAGACAACACTACCAACCCAAGTACGAGTATACGAGGATCGCGGCGAATGAGGTACAATACACAACACATATAGATCACAAACCGAGAGGCGGCATTCACCCTCTCTTCTGGTGTTTGTTCCCTAGTGGGCCAAAACTGTAAAACCTTTTCGGCGTTAATGAGTTGCTGAGGATTGTCGAACCAAGCCTTCATTTAGTATATGTTAAGGTTTATTTTTTTGGAAGACC